TATGATTCACCTGGAGGAAACCCATCTAATAGATCAGATAAAGTAGAAGAATATAATGGTACAGCTTGGACAAGTGCCTTAACTGCACCTAAAGAAAATGCTCTTGGAGGAGGTTTTGGTACTCAAACAGCATTTTTAAGTTGTGCTGGAGAAGATTCACCTACTCCTAACTCACCTGGTACAACCGGATTTCAATTTACAACTTTAATATACGACGGAACAACTATGAGAACTGATGCCAATACAGCTACAAGAAGAAAAGCTGTTGGAAGTGATGGATCAATAGGATCTGCAGCAGGTTTCGTATGTGGGGGCGCTACTTCTTACTCAGCTAGAACTACGGCCACAGAAGAATACTCACAAGGTTCTACAGCGGTTAATACTAAGACTTTGACTCAGAGTTAAACTATGATATACAAACTTTAAAAGGAGGAAGACTATGGCACACTTTATATATGGAGTAGCTGAAAACACAGGCAAAGGATTTTTTACTGCAGAAGACAGAAGAAAATTCTTTCTTAGAGGTTATCCTGCAAACGTCTGGATGGTTGGCAACACCGTTGATGGCGCTATGTGGTTAGCTGAAAAAGGAGCTCGTGAACAGACAAAAGCTGAAGCACAGGCTTTGATTGACGCTGAAGTACAGGCGGATCAGGCTGCGTGGGATGCTCAGTCTGATGAGGAAAAAGCTATGCCAGGTAATACAAGACCAGCTGATGTAATATTGCCATAAGGATTTTCTAAATGGCAACTTACGAAGAAATATACGGTAAGAGAGTAAAAGAATTTGACTCTGACCCCACGCTCGATTCGAGTTATGAGGGACAGGTTTGGTACGACAAATCCTCAGGTGTTTTAAAATCTGTTGTTGGTATTGAAGCATGGTCTAGTAGTGGAGCTACAATTAATGCTCGTTTTGGATGTGGTGCAGCTGATCAAGGACCTCAGACGGCTGGTTTAATTTTTGGTGGTTATACACCTTCTTTTACTTCAACTACAGAAGAATATAATGGCTCTGGATTTTCATCTGGTGGAGCTTTACCTGCTGCAGTCGCAGACAACAAAGGTTGTGGGACGCAAACAGCGGCTTTGTCTTTTATGGGTTTATCTAATCCATCTACACACATCGCTGAGTCTTATGAATATGATGGATCATCTTGGGGAAGTGAAACAGATTTAAACACATCACGTTATGATGGTGCTGGAAATGGAACTCAAACAGCTGGATTAGCTTTTGGTGGATATACAACAACTCAAGTTGCTAATACAGAGGAATATAATGGTTCAGCTTGGACTAATGTAAATAGTATGAGCACAGCAAGATATAGTCTTGGACATGCAGGAATTCAAACATCAGCAATTGCCGCAACTGGAGTTACAACCACAAGAGTAAACAGTGTGGAAGAATACGATGGCACAAATTGGACAGCAGGAACAAATTATCCAGCCACACTAGGAGGGTTAAGAGGTTTTGGTGCATCGAATACAGCAGCTATTTTTGCAGGTGGATCATCTTCTCCCCCAACTTTAGTTACAACATGTAACTCATACGATGGCACTAGTTTTTCAAGCATACCGGCTTTAGGTAATTCTGCAGCATCAGGTGGAACGGGAGGATCTAGCACGGCAGGAGTTTATATGTCAGGTATTAGAACAGCTCCAGGAACAGTTGGTGGAGATACAGAAGAATTTAGTAATTCAATTAATACAATCACCGCAGCAGCATGGTCAGCTGGTGGAACTATGGGAACAGCTAGATATGGTGGTATGCCTTTTGGTGTTGGACATACATCACAAGTATCTTGTGGGGGATTACCATCTCCGCCTCCAGGAAACTATACAACTAATTCAGAAACTTATGATGGAACTAGTTGGTCAGAAGGTAATAATATAAATACTGGAAGATTTAATGGCGGTTCAGGTGGAACCGAAACTGCGGGAGTTATTACTATGGGTAGAGCTCCTCCAGGATCTGGACAAACTACTAAAAATGAAACTGAAGAATATAATGGTTCTTCATGGACAAGTGTTACAGCATCACCTGAATCTCTTTACAGAAAAACTGGTACAGGAACACAAACTTCATTAATTATTACTGGAGGAATAACTTCTACGGCTGGATACCCTACTACCTCTCTTGAATACGATGGTACAAATTGGACTTCGGGAGGAACAGCACCATTTGGCGGAAATTATATGAGTGGTGTAGGAGATGCAACATCCGCTGTTGTATTTGGTTCAAATTCACCATCAGATCCAAATCCACAAACTAATAATAAATCTTTTGATTATGATGGTTCATCTTGGACTACAAATAATAATATGAATATTAATCATGGAGGACAAAACTCTGTTTCTGGAATAGTTACTTCTGCACTTGTGGCTGCTGGAGGTTCACCTTATGCATTAGCTCAAGTAAGTGAATCTTACGATGGAACTTCTTTTGTAACAGGTCCTTCTCTATCAACAGGTGGTCAAAGGGGTGGTACAGGCACCACTGTCGCTAATGCGTTTGCCGTGGGTGGAACTACTTCTCCACCAATTTTATCTTCAACAGAAGAGTTTACTCCTGGAACAGAAACAGTAACATTCAAAACATTGACAACTAGTTAATAAAGTATATATTAATTGACGAAAGGATTATTATGACAGAAAAAAGAAATATACATGCACTTATAGAAAAAGAGGCACCTAGCCTAAATAATCTATTAGACCCGGAAGATGTGAAAGAGTTTAAGGCTATGACAGCCGAGCTTCGAGACACATGGACCAAGAAACAGGTTTTTAGAACAGAGACAGAGATGAGAATGTCTGTTCTTCAGGATATGAAATACCCAACCAAAGCTGCAAAGTATTGGCAGTGTGTTAGAGAACAGAATGTATTTTTAGAAAATCTAATGTCTTTATCTTTTGATTGTAGAAGAAGTGAGGCTAAAGTTAAATGGTTAGAGAAAAAAATTGAGACAGAACAAGACGAATATAAATTAGAAAAATATAAGATAGATCTTGATGAGGCTAGATATGGTTTAGCTAATATGCAACTTGTAGCACGTGACAGAATGAGAGAGATCAAACTATGGTCCACATTAAAAAAAGAATTTGACGATGGTACATTTGATACACAAGATGTTAACAGACATCAATTAGATTCTTACCATATGATTATGAAAAACAAAGCAGAGACATTAACTTCTGGATCTAGTCAACCAGAAGTGTTTAATGTATTAGGTCAATTAAAAAGTATAGAAAGAGTTAAAAAATCAGGAGAGATGATTTACAACAAGAAAGAACAATTAACCAGTGACCTCGGAGCAAAAGACAAATAGAAAACTTTTCTTTTTAGTAGCAATGCCAAGGTCAGGTAATACCTTGTTTGCATCTGTGATGAATCAAAATCCAGAAATTGCTGCCACAGCAAACTCTATCACATTAGAGATAATGAAAGATTTGTTTTTACTAAAACAGACGGATGTGTTTCAAAATTTTCCTGATCACAAATCTTTGGATAACGTATTAGACATAGTTTATGATACCTATTATAAAGACTGGCCACAGAGAATAATCATAGATCGTGGCCCTGTTATGACTCCCAGTAATTTTGCACTGATGCAGAAATATTTTAAAAGACCATTTAAATGTATAGTGTTGTTAAGAGATCTTATAGATGTATTAGCTAGTTACATGCAATGGTACACAGAAAATCCTGATTCTTTTGTTAATAGATATAATCTAAAAAATGATGATCATAAATTAAGTATGCTTATGAATAAAGAAGGGGCTATTGCAAAAGATTTAATAGCTATTGAAAATTCATTTAAGCATCCTGAGATATGTCACTTTGTAAAATACGATAGTTTGGTTGCACAACCAGAAGAAGAGTTTAGAAAAATATATCAATTTTTAGGTGAGCCTTATTTTGAACATACTTTTAATAATTTGAGTCAAGTAAAAGTCAATGGTCTGTCCTACGATGATAAGATAGTTGGTAGCAACATGCATAAACTGTTTGATGGACCCATAAGAAAAGTATATAACCCTTACATAGAAAAGATCCCAGAAAGGATTAGACAGAAATATGGACACATCAGATTTTAAATTTATATTTTTAGGTCAATCGGTATTAAGATATCAAGTGCCATGGGATATATATAATAGTATTAACAATATTTATGAAACAAAATATCCTGAATTAAAACCAGCTAATAAACAATTGGTGGGTAAAATAGAAAAAGAACACAGTTTGTTTTATAATGGTAAAGACACTAGAAAAATGACACAACATAATTTTTTAACCAAAGACATTGGACTTTGGTTTATGAATAAATTTAAACACTATTTAGAATTTAATAGAGTAAAAGAATACGAAATGCATTTAAATTCTGTGTGGATAAATCAAATGTTTGAACATGAGTACAATCCAGTGCACGTACATCAAGGAACATTGTTTACAGGTCTATCTAGTGTTATGATTTTAAAATTACCACAAAGTTTTGGTGTAGAATATTCTGCAGCAGAGGCACCACAGAACGGTAGACTACAATTGTTAGGATCAGCCTCTGGTCAGTTTGCCAATGTAGATTATCAACCAGAAATTAAAGAAAGGGATTTTTATATTTTTCCATATGATGTAAGGCATTGTGTTTACCCTTTTAATGGACAAGGCTATAGAAGAACACTTGCTGCAAATATGGATATAGAATATGACCCAATTAAAAACAGAGGAGTTTCTTAATGTATGAAAATCAAACTATAACAGAACCTAAATGGAAAAGTTGGATAATAAAGACAACAACACCATTGTTTACACCAGAACAATGTAGAAAAATTATAGAGTGTGGTAGAAATCAACCACCAGAAAAAGCACAAGTAGGTATGGGTAGACCAGGTGGGGGAGTTAAAACACAAACAAGAACCACTACTATTAGTTGGATACCGTTTAGAGAAATGGCACCAATGTATATGCAGTTAGATGCATTTATACAAAAAGCTAATTTAAATCATTTTGGTTTTGGTGATATACGAGTCACAGAACAAGCACAGTTTACAGAATATCCAGAGGGTGGATTCTACGATTGGCATATGGATTGCGATGTGAACATGGAACATGAACCACCGGTCAGGAAAATATCCATGACTATTTTATTAAATCATTCATCTGAATTTGAAGGTGGAGATTTAGAACTTTTAGCTAAAGATAAGACCACAAAACTAGAACAAGGCCATGGAATTGTGTTTGCTTCATTTATAAATCATAGAGTTAAAAAAGTTACACGTGGAGTGAGACAGTCTCTTGTTGTATGGTTTGGAGGTACACCATTTAAATGATTAAAGAACAATTTTTTCCAACAAATATATATGGCAAGGATGTAAAATTAGATAATCAATTATTTACTAATGAGATAGTTGAGTGGTCTAAACGAGATCCTGGTGTCAAAAAAACAAATCGTAATGGTTGGCACTCAACAACTGAAATGCATAAGATGCCTGTATTTAAACCTTTGGTTAATGAATTATTTTTAATGATGCGAGACATATGGAAAGAAGAGTGGTTAGATAGAGAGCCTGTATTGGGTAATATGTGGGCCAATATAAATCCCCCAGGTGGATACAATGCTCCACACATACATCCCAATAGTTTATTTAGTGGTGTGTATTATGTAAAGGCTCCAAAAGACTCTGGTAATTTGGTTTGTAATGAACCAAGAGCAGGAGCACAATTAAATATGCCAGCAAGAAAACCCGGAAAACCACCAAAAGAATTGTGGAGAGAGGTACATTTAGAACCTAAAGAGGGTAGAATAATTATATTTCCGTTTTATCTCTGGCATAATGTTGAACCTAATCAATCTAATGATATAAGAATATCAGTAAGTTTTAATTTTATACAACATGGCTTTCAATAAATATCAAGTAATCAAAGGTGCGGTTAGCTACGAATTAGCTAATTTTATATTTAATTATTTTTTACTCAAACGAGATGCTGTTCGATGGATGTATCAAAATAATATTACTCACGATACAGGAATGTTTGGTACATGGGCTGATCAACAGGTGCCTAATACATACTCACACTATGCTGATTTTGCTATGGAAACACTATTAGTAAAGATGTTACCAGTGATGGCAAAAGAAACTGGATTAAATCTAATACCTACATATTCTTATGCTAGAATATATAAGAAGGGTGATATATTGAAAAGACATAAAGACAGACCTTCTTGTGAGATATCGACCACCTTAAATCTAGGAGGAGACCCGTGGCCCATATTTATCGATGGTACAGGGGCTGACACCGTTATAGACGAGTATAAACAGATACATAAACCCAACGCTCCAGAAGGCACTAAAGTCTTGCTTGAAGTGGGCGATATGCTAGTATATAGTGGTTGTGAATTAGAGCATTGGAGAGAACCTTTTGAGGGTGATGTCTGTGGACAGGTATTCCTTCATTATAACCATGTTGATGGTCCTTTTGCTGAAAAGAACAGGTTCGACAAAAGGCCGATGTTAGGGGTTTCGTCAATGGCGAAGTCATAATATAATGAGGTTATATGCTACAAAAAATAGGTTTTCAGCCTGGAATCAATAAACAGATAACTGACACAGGAGCAGAGGGTCAATGGACAGACTGCGATAATGTCAGGTTTCGTTACGGTATTCCAGAAAAGATAGGTGGTTGGAAACAACTAGGAGATGATGCCTTAACCGGTGCTGGAAGAGGATTACATCATTTTGTAAACAGTAAAGCTAGAAAGTATGCGATTATCGGTACAAACAGAATTCTATATGCATTCTCTGGTGGTGTATATTATGATATACATCCTATCAAATCTACAACAACTCTCACAAGTGCATTTACCACGACCAACGGATCAACATCTGTTACAATAACTTTCAGTGGAGATCATGGCATAGGAGAGCAGGATATAATATTACTAGATAATTTCTCATCAATAACCAATTCTAATTTTGCGGCTACAGATTTTGACGATAAAAAATTCATGGTGACGACAGTCCCTAACGCCACAACCGTCACAATAACTATGCCATCAGCAGAATCAGGATCTGGTGCAACGACATCAGGTGGTATCAGAGTACAACATTATTATCCTGTAGGACCAGCGGTGCAGGCAAAAGGTTTTGGTTGGTCTCTCGGAACTTTTGGTGGTGAGGTTGCAGGAGAACCTACAACAACTTTATCTGGTGCAATTAATTCTTCAACCACAACAGGTATTATATTAGCAGACGTATCACAATTTCCAGATTCAGGTACAAACTTTATAAAGATAGGAACAGAGGAGATATCCTACACAGGTATAAGCACATCTAATGAATTGACAGGTGTCACGAGAGAGGTCAGAGGAACGACTGCTGCATCTCACGGTGCAGGAGATACTGTAACTAGTACAACAAATTTTGTGGCATGGGGTGAGGCAGCATCAGGAGACTTGGTATTAGAACCTGGTATGTGGTCACTAGATAATTTTGGTGATAAGGCTATCTGTCTTATTCATGATAGTGCTGTATTCGAATGGAACTCTGCAGCAGCAGGAGCAGAGAACATCAGAGCAAGTATTATCACGGGTGCACCAACAGCGTCAAGACACATGTTGGTATCAACACCAGATCGTCACTTGGTATTCTTTGGAACAGAGACAACTATCGGAGATACATCCACACAGGATGATATGTTTATAAGATTCTCT